GTAATGTAAGATATTTTGCAGGAGGAGGTGGCTCAGGAATATGTGGCTCAGGAACTGCTGGTGCAGGAGGTGCTGGTGGGGGTGGAGATGGTGCACCAAATGGTGGGCCTTTTGGTGGTCCTGTTATAAATGGAATTGTTAACACAGGTGGTGGTGGAGGTGGATCAGGTGGTGGTTTAGGTGGATCAGGAATTGTTATTATTAGGTATAAATTTCAATAGTTGAATGATAATTAAAATTAATATATAAGGAGAATAATTATGGCACATTTTGCAAAACTAGGAGCAAACGGAAAAGTTATAGCAGTATTAACTTTAGATAATAAAGATATGTTAAATGCTGATGGCGTTGAAGATGAAACAGTAGGTCAACAATATTTAGAGAGACATAATAATTGGCCTGCACAAATGTGGATTCAAACATCTTATAATACAGCAGCTAATCAACATAGATTGGGTGGTACACCTTTTAGAGGAAACTACGCAGGAATAGGTTCTGAATGGGATGAAGATAATAATATCTTTTGGCCTAGAAAACCTTACGCATCTTGGGTAAAAGATACTGCAACTGCACTTTGGAAATCACCACTCGGTGATGCTCCAACATTAACTGAAGAAGAAATAGCAGCAAACAAACGTTATGCTTGGAATGAAGCTAATCAATCTTGGGACTTGACAGATATAAACTCATAGATTAAAAATGGTGGTGGTATGCATAAGAAAGTATTAACAGAGCAAGCTCTATATTATGGTGATGT